AGTCTTTCTGGGTTCCAAACTCCCTATGACAAGGGCTACGTTAGCTCCAGCGGCCTGCTTCTTCAAACCGGCGATGGGGATGGAAAGCTTGTTGTCTATGCCGGAGGGTCTGTGGCTATAACCTCAAGCACTGCGGTGACTGCAAATGCTTGGAACCATGTGGCCCTTGTCCGCAACGGAACTTCTATGGTCCTGTATATCAATGGTACGTCTGTGGGGTCAGCTACTAATTCTACCAACCTTAATAGCACAGACTCTATGGCGATTGGTGGCAATATAGGGGGAGGAGCTGGGGCCTACCCGATTAATGGGTATCTAGATGACTTCCGCATCACACGAGGATACGCCCGCTACACCGCCAACTTCACCCCGCCGACTGCGGCGCTGCCTGTTTACTAGTTTACGGCCTTGGGGTAGCGTCATACAAAGACGCTATCCTATAGGTTATTTATGGCACTCAAAATCTGCGTTTATGCCATCTCCAAGAACGAGGAGATGTTCGTCGAGCGGTTCTGCAACTCGGCCAAAGACGCTGACCTCATCCTGATTGCCGACACCGGCTCGACCGATAAAACAGCCAAGCTGGCCAAGAAGCATGGCGCTGTCGTCCGTGAAATTTGCATCACCCCGTGGCGCTTTGACGATGCCCGGAATGCGGCTCTGGCGCTGATCCCCAAGGACATCGACATTTGCGTCAGCCTCGATCTGGATGAGGAGCTCCAGCCGGGATGGCGTGAGGAGATTGAGCGCGTCTGGACTGAGGGCACTACCCGCCTGCGCTATGGCTTCGACTGGGGTGCTGGCATCGTCTTCAAGTACGAAAAAATCCACGCTCGACACGGCTATCGATGGACACACCCGTGCCATGAATATCCGATTCCCTATCTAATCGATGAGCAGTATGCTGACACCGACATGCTAATGGTGGTCCATAAGCCAGACCCAACCAAGAGCCGTGGCCAGTATCTTCATCTTCTGGAAATGTCCGTAAAGGAGGACCCACATGACCCAAGGAATGCCTTCTATTATGCTCGCGAGCTTTCTTTCCACGGCCTTTGGGAGCGCTCCATTGAAGAGTGTCGTCGATACCTCTCCCTCCCCGGAGCAGACTGGGCAAACGAGCGATGCTACGCCTACCGGGTCATGGCCCGATGCTACAACGAGCTTGGGGACTGGGATAGCGCCATCAAGTCTGCAAGACTCGGGGTCATCGAGGCTCCTTACACAAGAGAGCCTTGGTGTGAAATCGCCAAGCTAACTTACCAGCGACAGCACTGGGCCGAGTGCTACGGTGCAGCAATGTCGGCCCTTGCAATTGAGCACCGTGAGTGGGTCTACACCGTAGACCCTGAGGTTTGGGGCGCAATGCCGCACGACTATGCCAGCATCGCGGCATACTATTTGGGCATGAAAGATGCGTCTTTGCAGCAAGCAAAACTGGCTCTGGAGAAGTCGCCAGACGATGAACGCCTCAAGAACAATTTGCGGATGATTGAAGACAGTCTTCGTGGGGAATAACGCTATAGCCTAGGGCGCGTTTTTTTGTTACTCCGCAGTCTGAACCAAGATTGTGGGTGGCTATGGCAAATCCCAACACTAACCCTCTGACCTACGACTCATACGTTACGCAGGTCGCGACGATGGCAGTCGTTAGCCCGACAGACACGGCATTTGTGGAGATTATTCCGCAGATGCTCAATTACGCTGAGCTCCGTATTCAGCGCGATTTGGACTTGCTGGCCTCTCAGACCACCTTCCCTTACTTGCTGCCGACCGGCACCAATACAATCAATTTGGATGTTGATGATCTTCTGACGGTTCAAACTGTCAATGTGGTGGTAAACGGTGTGCCCACGCCCGTTCTACCGACCACCAAGGAATTCATCCAGAACATGTATTCAAGCCCGACCGCAACGGGCACCCCAAAGTACTTTGCCGTTTATGGTGGTGACTACGCTTCTGGCGGCAACGTCTACAATTACCTGCTGATTGGGCCATACCCGGATGTCCAGTACACCGTGAACTTGACCGGCACGATCCGCACCCCATCGCTCTACAAGTTTGCTGGCACCAATACGTCGAACACCTCGACAACGTATATCAGCACTTACTATCCGGACCTCCTGATGATGGCCAGCTTGGTCTATATCAGCGCCTATCAGCGCAACTTTGGCCGCATGAGCGACGATCCGGCCATGGCCCAGAGCTACGAAGCCCAGTACAAGGCGCTTCTCGCCTCGGCGCTTCCGGAAGAAGGGCGCAAGAAGTTCACTGGCTCTGCTTGGTCATCGATGTCGATCCCTGTAGCGGCCACCCCAACGAGGTAAATTGAATGCCTCACGCCAGCCTGAAAATCCGCCCGGGACTTGATCAGAACGAAACGCCTGCGCTCAATGAGGCAGGCTTCTCTTCGTCTAATCTCATCCGGTTCATTTACGACCGGGTGCAGGGCGCTCTGGTTCAAAAGCTGGGCGGCTGGACCAAGTTCTACCCCAACCAGATGCCCGCTGTTGTCCGGGCGCTATGGGCTTGGGAGGACACCAACTCGAAATCCCATCTGGCAGTCGGCACTGAGAATATTACCACCTCAGCGCAATTGAGCGTCATCACAAATGGCTCTCAAGAGGTGATCACTCCCCAGTATAAAATTCAGGACGAACCGCCAGTCTTCTCCACGACCTCTGGCAACAGCATCGTAACGATAACCGATACCTCTACTACTGGTGTCACCAATTATGACTCGGTGTATATCCAGACGCATGTTAGCGTTGGTGGCCTGATCCTGTTTGGGTTTTACCAGACCTACGAACTGTCTTCGATAACGTATCAGATCATTTCGCGGGATGTTATAGGCAATCCGCTCTCCGCCACATCGACATCGACAAGCGCGGCAGTGGCATCCTTTAGTGTGACTTTGGACTCGAATATCGTCACCGTGACCCTTAATAATCATGGGTTTTCTGTAGGTGACACCTATCCGATCCTTGTCTCCACTACAGTTGGCGGGATTGTCCTTTACGGTAACTATACCGTATCCGTTGTCACCAACGCCAACACCTTCAAGATCAACGCCAACACTTACGCCACTTCGACCACAACGGGGTCTATCAATGGTGGCGATGTCCGTTACGTCTATAGCTTCGGCGTTGGCGCTCTTGGCGTTGGCGCAGGGTATGGCGAAGGGTATTATGGCCAATATGGGTACGGCGGTACGAACGTGCCTCCGGCATCCTTTACCCCCATTCCAGCCGATGACTGGACGCTAGACAATTGGGGGCAGGTCCTTGTCGCCTGTCCAGTTAACGACACCATTTACCAGCCGATCTACACTTGGGACCCGACCAGCGGTGGCTCCATCGCAAATGTGATCCCCGAGGCCCCCACGGTTAATGACGGCATCTTTGTGGCTATGCCGCAGCGCCAGATTATTGCTTGGGGCTCGACCTTCTCAGGCATTCAAGACCGCCTGCTGATCCGCTGGTGCGATGTAAACAACTACAACGATTGGTACGCTACCGTTACCAATCAGGCTGGCTCTTACCGTATCCCCAAGGGCTCTAAGATTGTTGGATGCATTCAGGGTCCACAGCAGGGCCTTGTTTGGACCGATCTTGGCCTGTGGGCGATGCAGTATATTGGCCAGCCTTATGTCTACTCATTCAACGAGATCGGCACTGGCTGCGGCCTGATTGGCCGCAAGGCTGCTGCTTCAGTCAATGGCATCGTCTACTGGATGGGCGCATCGCAGTTTTTCATGCTTGGCGGCAGCGGCGTTGAGCCGGTGGCCTGCCCCATCTGGGACGTTATCTTCCAAGACCTCGATACTAGCAATGCGAACAAAATCCGGGTTGCCGTCAACTCGCGGTTTGGCGAGATCACTTGGTATTACCCAACGCTAAGCAGCGGCGGTGAGGTGAACGCATATGCCAAGTACAACACCTATCTGAAGTGCTGGGATTTCGGCATTTTGGGGCGCTCGGCTTGGATCGATCAGTCGGTCCTTGGTCCTCCGATTGGGGCTGATCCGACCTCAAGGTATATCTATCAGCATGAGACCTCGACCGATGCCGATGGTCAGCCGATGAATTCCAGCTTCCAAACTGGCTATTTCGCGTTGTCTGAGGCC